GTTAAGACTATCTTTTAATACAACAGCAGGTTCTAGCTGATAATTTAGTCTATCTTGAGAAACTTCAGGCAAATAACTGTCGCTTTTTTCAAAAGCAGGTGTGGTTTTTCTTCCTATGTACCCGTCTACTTTTTCTATTACGCCAGGCTGTATTAATTGATCAACTGTAGATTCTAGGAATTTTCTGTTTGCAGCAGTTCTGAAATACTTTGGAAGAAGGGCTGCTGATTTACGTTTTGTATCATTACCTTGTGGTAATGGTATATCACTTTGGTTATCTTCGTAAGCCATTAGTAAACGTTTCCTCCGTTAGTAGATCCGCTTTGAACTCCAGTTGTAGCACTCGCTACTGAAGTAACTATGTTTCCTGCTGATTTAAGTTTTGCCGCTGTAATTGTATCTATAATTGATATATTGTCAACCGTAGCAGCACTTACAAATATCTCGTCTGATTCACTTTTAATTTCGTATAAGCTACCAAAATATAGATAATCTTGATTAGGAACAATAACAACAGATACAATATCTGGTGATAAGCTATTCATAATATACGTTGCAAGTTCACTGAAATAGAAAGTTTCGCCAAATTCCCAATTTTCTAATGCAAAGTATTGATTTATAGCAGCTATTACTCTTGTTTTGACATCATTATCATTAACTACTAAATCAGGATTCTTTACGACTTTGAAAACTGCACGAAGATCAGGATCAGCTTTTGTTCCAAACAATACTTTATACTTTACAGGATGATAAATTATTTCATCACTTATTGATTTTAGACTGTTTAGCTTTTGGCCATAACTTTTAAACAAGTTATCCGAACTAGGCGGTAAAGGCTTTTCTGTCAATTCATCATCAAGCCAATTTCTATAATTATTGTCATATGTACGTGTTAACATATAACAATCTATAATATTTGTGCTTGATGGGTCAATTCTATTATTACTATCTGCACTATGAATATAATGGAACTTCAATTGATCTCTGCCAACAAATGCCTTGTAGTCTGCTGTAACTTCTAGATTTAAATTACGCAAAATCTTAAATGTATCTATATCTCTTAAGTACCAAATTTGTCCTTCATTATATGCACTATATGGACCTATTTCACTTTCTGTGTTAAGCGGTATTATATTACTATCATTTAAACTAATATACCTGTAGTCGTCTACCTGCGCTGAAGTAGTATATTTTTCTAGAAATACTAATTTTTCAAGTACATTTGTATCTTCGTCAATTATATCGTCAAAAATATCTGGATTATCAACTACACCATCATCATCCGAATCGTTAAATGTAATTTCTATTTTGCTAGTATCTATATAACCCTCTGCATCTCTGTATGAATTTGATATTTCCCATAAGAAATCATCATTAAATGCTTCCCTGCTATCGGGTGCTTTGTTTATGCTGAGTATATTGATTGTGTCTTTTACAAGTTTTCCTGTTTTTGGATCGTATACTTTATCAGTATCGTCGTAGAAAAATTTAATTTCTTTTGCACTTTCAAATACATAACGTAGACTTCTATAAGTGACCGTATAATTATCGCCATTAGTTTCAAACAATAGCATCCAACTAGCATCTAGTTTTTGATTTGTGCTGTCACCTTCTTGTCCTGTTGAAAATTCATCTGTCAAATTTAGATTACTTTCTGTTATAATTTTCCAGGCTCTTTCATTAATATCATAACGCAGACCAAATGTGTTATAAGCAAATGCTTGATCTATAAATTGAGTTCTGACATCATTTGTTAACACTGTACTAAGTTTTGGTCTCAACTCTGTAAGGATTGCACCACTAGGAATAATGTCATTAAATACAATAGGTCCTAGTCCTGTATCTTGAACTTCTGTACCCCTACCTACTACACTAATCACTTTCACCCATTTATACAACGAACTACCTGGATGATCCGGTTCACCGTCCATTATAGTGCCATCTTCCATAAAGTGTTTGCCATCAGGTGCTACAAACTTACATAATGTTCCTGGTTCGACTAAACGTAAGAAGTTAGCTGTAAACGTGTTTACAAAATATCTAATACCATCTACATCTGACAGGTATCCTGTGCTTCGATTTGTATCACTTGTAACTTGAGTCCAAGTTGCGTTTAAATCTTTAATTAATACTTTAGGAAATTTTGAAAGGTAGTAATTCAAAATATTTTTGTTTTGTAGTATGGGTTCAATTTGATTAACAATAACGCCTTCAATATCTGTTTGAGTTTCAAAGGCAAAATTAGTTTTTTGTTGTGATTCTTGCTTGTACATTACTCCGTCAGAAGCAAACAAACTTGTAGTGCTATATTTTCCAGTCGCATCTATTAAATCATAATACCTACTGATACCACTGCTAGTTCTATTCACACTTTTAATTTTTACAATTTCTTGGCTTTGAGCTAAAGGAAGAATATTATAATCTTCCGCAGTTATCATTCTATTTTGGGTATAATATGTTGCTGGTGCAGAACTTCTAATGCTATCGTTTGTTTCCCTACTACTTGCATTGTCTACATTATACCGTAAACTTGCTGTAATAGTAATTGTTTCTGCCTGTCCTCTTTTTGTTACGTAAGGTATAGAAATAAGGATATTTTGCATTTCTCTTGCATTAATATTATATGATCTATTTTCACTAGTTCTGTAATAAGCTCTAAATCCACCACTTGGTAAATTGCCAAAAACACCGTCTGAAAAAACTAAGTTTATTCTATCATTAACTCGTGTAAGCACACTGTAAATATCCCTAACTTCTTTGTTTACACTGTTATAAACTACATTGTTACCTTCAACGTTATCTACTTTTGTCCATAATTTTTGTTCGGAACCCTGGTCATTAATACTATATAACCAGACATCGCTGTCATTAATATTATCAACATCAATTGCAACAATTTGGTTAGCAATAGGTCTTTCAATTGTAAATGTTTCATTTTCTAGGACACCTTGCCTAAAGTGTAGGAAATATCCTGTATTACTACTACCAGCGCCTTTACCATCGTCAGTGTATATAAATGAGAGTTGGTTTCCTTGTAGTGGAGGTTCTTCAACAATTTGTTCGTTTTCAATGCTACAACTTGTTACTTCAAATTGTAGATTAGTACCGTCTACTCTTTTACTAAAGCCGTAAATTGGCAAATCACCACTTGAACCACTTATTCTGTATTGGTCAGTTTGCAATCCATTTACAAGTTCTCTTCTTTCAGGAGATCCAATAGTTCCGTTTATAGGAAGCGCAGAATTTAACACTAAATTAAATTGTTCTCTCCAATTAGGGTTAGCACTATCATTCCAAAGTATTGTTTGATTGGCTAGATTGAAATTGTTTGTATCAGTAACTTGTTCTGTTGTTTGTACACTGCTTATCTTTAAGAAACCATTAGATGGCTGAATTCTTTTAGGATTATAAGAAAGCAATCTAGCTAAACGTAATATACTTTCTCTACGTTCTGCTAATTCAATATAATTTTCTCTAGCATTTAAATCTACTCTAAAGCTAAGATTTTGTCCTAAGAATGCAATTAGATCTATTAACGCTAGATATTCGGAACTTTCTATATAATCATTGAAATCTTCAGGATAGTTTGTCCGTAAATAGTTGATCATAGTACGGCGTAGATTGTCAAAATCATAACTTTGGAAATCAGCGTTCCTAAAGCTCTGATATATTCGCTTCCAATCTTCTGCAAGTAATAATCTATTTTGTCTATCCGTTGACGACATATTTTTTGTTCCTCTAACTGTATTTATTTGGTTGAATTATATGCGCACATTATCCCTGGGTTATTCCATTTTCTTCGTCAAATGCAAACCTCATAGATTCAACAACATTATATTCAAGATAGGTTATTTCACACTCAATTTGTATTCCTGTTTCATATGTTTCAATTATTACTTGATCTACATTAACTCTAGGATCATAATTAATAACTTGCTGTACATTTTCAATAAGCAAATCTTTCAACTGATCAGTAAGAGGTTCGTGTAACAAATCCCAAACTATTGTGCCGAACTCAGGATTTTCTAATTTTTCACCCTGGCGTATGTGTAAGTGGTTAATTATATCTTGTTTAATTAACGCAAGATCGTACAGTGCTGTGGTATTGCTACTAGGATTTACTGTGCTTAAACCTCTATAGTTGCGAGAAGTTAAAGATTCGCGGCTTGTATCTGCATTAGTTAAATTAATTCTTTTGTATAATTGTTTTTCATTTATAGCCATACTGTATTTACCTATGCCTTAGGAGGCGATCTTTTGAAAGTATCAGGCGTCAATATTACATTTTCTTGAATTATAGAACTGCCTGTATTCCTATCAGTTAGACTAGGTGTCATTTTAGTAGGATCAAGATTCTCATGATGGAACCAAGGTTCGTGTTGTGGAACTCTTTTCATTATACTATCAATATCTTGTTGAAGTTTTATAGCAGTTGGACTTTGTTCTAAAGACGCAGTAATCTTGTCAGGCACTTTATAAGTACGTAGTCCAGTTGGGGCTTCCGGAACTAATGGTGTGCCAGGACTTCCACTATTCATTGATATCTTATATGTATTACCATTCAAATCGCCATCATGGATAACAACGTTGCCGCCACTTACTATGCCAAAAGTTTTTGCTGGTCCGGATTTAAGATATTGACTTCCTTTTGCAACACTAGTAAGTGATTTATCTGTGTAGTCAATCCTATCTCCATCTGTAGTAATATTCAAATCTTGTTGAACTTTAAGTTTCATATTGCCTTTGCTAAGCCACGTTGTGTCTGAACCATTTTCTAAATTTATAGATTGACCTGCTTTTAAATTGAAATTACGTTTTGCTTCAAAATTAAAGTCTCTTTCAGCATAGAAATTAAAGTCATTTTCTGTACGTACACTTATACTATCTTCTGCGTAAACATCTATTTTACCGTTAGAAGTTAATTCTATCCATGCACTACCTTTGCTGTTGGTTATGTAAATTAAGTCTTCTGTATTGTGTAACAGTATTTGGTGACCTGTTCTAGTCCTAAATCTTAAACACTCATTAAACGGTAAGTTAGTCTTTGGGTCTTTATCGCCTTCGTCCAAAATTGCGTATTCAGCTTTTCCTTCTCCGGCTTTTTTCTTTCTAACAATTTTATCATCGCCGTCATCCATGATAATACTGCTTCCGCCTAATCTATCAATAGGAACAGTTACTTGTTCGCCCGGTCTCCCAATAGGTCCTGTTTTTCCTGTTTTATCTAATGGTCCGGGAGTGCTAATACCAAAAACTGCACTAGGATATTCTCTCCTTGCACTACTAGAACTAGGTCCGCGAACTTCATCAAATAACAATCCTGCTTGTAATAGTTGATTTGCCACAGTTTCATTATACGGTTTCTTTTCTAAATCTACAGCTCCATTTTGGTTTAATGGAGCTAGATTTACTTCTCCTGCTGGCAACTTTTTATTTTGTAAACTTTTTGGGCCATCGGCTATACTCGAACTTACAGCAGTATCTGGCAGGGTGAAATTGTTATATTCGTCAAATACTGTTCCTATATAGAATCCTTGTGATCTATCGTCTTCAGCAAATGCAACTAAGATTGTAGTGCCTACATCCGGAGGAACCATCCACATACCATAAGATCTATGGAAGTCATTCATACTCCGACTTTCATTACCAGAATATTCTTCTTTCCTTTGTTTAGGTATACTATTACCACCAAAAGGACTTGCGTATCTTACTTGTTCATACTGTCCTGTCCTTTCAGGTTTAGAGTTAGGATCGCCTGATTTACGTAGTAATTCTACTTCTAACATACCGTTGTAACTTGTGTCAAGATTATTAACAATTTTTGCTTGATATATGCCAAAATTGCCAAGAGGAGCATTATTTACTTTGGTATTCCTTAACCTATTGCTCTGTAGTCCTGAAGAATTTTGTATCATTATTTTTCCCTAAACACATTATTGTTATAGGTATTGATAATTTCATTAACTGCTTCTCGTTCATTACCTGATGATGATAACGATCCAGATGCAGATACATTACCTACACTATTTACTGACACAGCAAAGGATTTACCTTCTTGTATCTTACCTACATTACTTGTATTAGTATCTTCAATTTCATATGTCTTAAACACTAATGGACTTTCTTGATTTGGAGCTTCATCTAGGTCTCCTCCTTTAGAATTTAATCTACGTAAGCATTTAAGACTATTTTTGAATTCTCCGGAACTAAATGTATTAGTTATTTCTATCACTTGATAAATTCCTGAAAACACAGCCGCATTATTTTCTTTAGGAAATTTATAAATTCCTTTATCTGTGTCTATATCAACCGGTGTTCTAAAGTTCAACATTACATCTACTTCAGATCTACTCCAATTAATTGCTCCATTTTTTGTTATAGTTAGAATATCGCCTTGACCGCTATTATAATTTCCAACACCATTATCTGGTAGGAAGTATGGGTCTCCCCAAATATCAAACTCTATCTCTACTAAATCTGCTGGGCTATTCAACATTGCATTATTGAAAAATTTGGCCATTGCATCTAGTGAATCTGGTGTGTAATCTGTTATACCTCCTGGTGTTACATGAATATTATTTGGGGGTATTCTTGCTGGTGTTCCTAGTGTATTATCCTTTACTTCGCCTGCTATAGGCACTGCTTTATTATCGATAGGTTTATCTTGTACTCTTGCTTTAGATTTAAACTTAGATGCAATATCGGAGAATCCAGGCATTAAAGGAATAAAGAAGGCATGATCTAATTTAATATTAAAGTCTAACACATCTTGGTTTGTTCCTGTATATAAGAAATCGTACTGTTTAACAATGTCTCTCTGTATTTTTTTATAATCAAGAATTTCTCCTGGTGTTCTTACTTTATTTTTTACAATACGATAAGGAACAATTTTGAATACAAATTCTTTAGGATGTTGTCCTGTAACTTTAAATGTTTGTTCATCGGGTCTTAGATTTACTTCTGTTTCAATTTTAAACCAGTCTATATAAGGATCTGATGAATTTGCAAAGTAATCTTTTTCAACGTATTTTCTCATTTCGTCAGAATTTAACAAAACTTCTTCTAT